TTTCAGCGTTCCGTGCCATGGGTGATGACCGGCACCGAATTGCGCGATGCCTTGCAGGAGCAACGCCTGGGCGATGCGGCCAAGCAAAAGCTGGCGTCGGACATCAACGTGGCGATCATGAACGTGGCGGCGCTGCAAGGCACGCTGTTTGTGAAGCGCACGGTTGCCGCGTCCGGCTTTGATGACGTGGCGCAGTGCGAAGCCATCATGAACGAGCAAGGCGTGATGATGGAAGACCGCTATCTGGCGCTTTCCACACGCGACTATAACGGCATGGCGAGCAACCTTCAGGCCGTGACGCGTTCCTTCGGCAACCAAACCAGCGATAACGCGCTGCGCCGCGCCCTTGTTGGCACGGTGGCCAGCTTCGATACCTACAAGCTGGACTATGCCCTTCGCAAGACTGCCGCCGCTGGTGGTGCGGGCTTGACGATCAACACGACCGTGGCTGGCGCGCAGTTCTATGTCCCGAAGGCAACTGCCGTCGCGGCGACTGGCGAAACCAGCAATGTTGATAACCGCTTCCAAATTGTCACAATCTCCAGCACGACAAGCGTGGCGCCGGGCGATGCCTTCACCATTGCGGGTTTTGAAGCGTGCCATCACATCACGAAGCAAAGCACGGGGGTTCTTAAAACCTATCGCGTGATCAGCGTGCCAAGCGCGACGACGCTGGTGATTTCCCCGCCGCTTATTACGGCGCAGGGCGGCACTGATGCGGAAGTGCAGTATCAGAATACCGTGGCTGCCAGCACTTCAACCACTGCCGCCATTGTGTTCATGAATACCGTGACCAACTTCATGAATCCCTTCTGGCACAAGGATAGCTTGGAAATCCTGCCAGGCCGTTTGGCGATCCCGAGCGATGCCGGCGCCGCCGTCATGCGGGCTTCAACTGACCAGGGCATCGAATTGGTTATGTCCAAGCAGTATGACATCAACACGCAAAAGACCAAGTATCGCCTTGATACTCTCTATGGCGTGGTGAACAAGCAGCCGCAAATGAGCGGCATTATCATGTTTTCGCAGACCTGATAGAAGCAGAAGGAGATCAAGAGCATGTCAAGTTTCGTTCTGCCGCAGGGCAATTCTGGCGACATCATTATCCCGGCGGGTGAAAGCATCGCCGTATTTTGCGCGGGTTCGGCACAAGTCTATCGCAAGATTGGCTTCCCGAATTACCCGGACCAAGTGACGCTTATCGGCACCGTGATTAACAGCCAAACCGTGTTTGGCCCGTATGCTTCCGGCGCCGTCATTGTGGTTGAAGCCTCCGGTGGCGTGACTGCCCTTTATGAGGTGGGCACTGATCCGGTGGTTCAGCAAACCCGGCTGAATGTTCAGGTGCAGGTGACGCCTGCCGTGATTGCTGATGGTGGTTCCATGGCTTTTACGGCTGCCAATCTGCTGACCGGGCTGGTGACTGCCACCCCGACAACGGGCCGAAACATTCAGCTTCCGACCGGCGCCGCGATGGACTTGGCGACTGGTATCGAAATCAACGAATCGTTTGATTGGTCGTTGATCACGCTTGCGGCCTTTGCGCTTACCGTAACGGCGGGCGCTTCCGGTCACACAATTGTTGGGGCGGCTGCTACTGCGGCGACTTCCGGTTCTGCCGCGCGCTGGCGGACACGCAAGACGGCGGCTGATACTTTCGTCAGCTATCGCATTGCATAATGACTAGGGCGGGCTCCACAGCCCGCCCTAACCCCTTGCAGGAGGCTTTCTATGCCGTTGAAGAAGGGCTATTCCAAGGCTTCCATTTCCAGCAATATCAGCAAGGAAATGAAGGCTGGCAAACCGCAAAAGCAGGCGGTGGCCATTTCTTTGAATACCGCCCGCACGGCGGCGATGAAAGCCGGGAAGCCTGGCAAAGCCCCGAAAGGTGCAAAATGAGACTTCTTCCAACTATTCTTTACCGTGTGCCTGGCGCGCATTTTGGCCCGCCTGGTGTTACCTATGATTATCGCGGTATTGACACGCAAGAAGCGCTAGAGGCTGCTTTGGCTGATAGATGGCATGATAGCCTTGTCGCCGCGATGGAAGCTGTGGCGCCGCGCGAAACCGCGCCCGTGCCTGCCGATGATGCGCGCGATTTCGCGCCACCCGATGCCAAACCCGCTTACGGCGATGATGCGCCCGTGACGCGCGAAGAATTGGAGCAAAAGGCCGAAGAGCTTGGCATTAAGGTGGACGGGCGCTGGTCTGACAAGCGCCTGATTTCCGAAATTGAAGCCAAGATGGCGGCGCCGGAATGAGCTACACCAAGCGCCAGCTTATCGAGGCCGCGTTTGAGGAGGTGGGCCTTGCGGCCTATACCTTCGATCTGACGCCGGCGCAAATGGAATCGGCGTTGCGCCGCATGGATTCCATGCTGGCGACTTGGAATAGCAAGGGCATTCGCATTGCCTATCCGTTGCCGCGCAGCCCAGAAGATAGCGGCCTTGATGAAGAGACAAGCGTTCCAGATCGGGCGGTTGAAGCTATCGTTTCCAATTTGGCGCTGAGGCTTGCGCCTTCCTATGGCAAGCAGGTGGCGGTGGAAGTGAAAACCTCTGCCCGGCAAGCTTATGAGGCGTTGCTGGCACGGGCTGCCATGCCTTCTGAAATGCAATTCCCCAAAACTCTGCCGGCGGGCGCGGGCAACCGGCCTTGGGTATCTGACAATCCATTCATGCCGGGGCCGGTTGATCCTGTCTTGGTGGGGCCTGATGGCCCGCTTGAACCGTAGGAACGGAACGCCATGCCGACTATCAACCAGTTATCCGCAATCAACAGCCTGAGCGCGGGCGACAACATCTTGGTCTATGCGCCCGGCGAAGGCGACACGCGCCGCGCCAGCCTCTCGACGCTATTGGCGTTCTTTGAATCCTATTTTGCCGATCCGGATTACACCACACAGATCAGCGCCCCGACTTCCAGCGGCTTCAATCTGCAACTTGGCGCGCAAACGCAAAGCCTTTTTCTGATTATCAACCCGACTGGCGCTTTTGCGGCTGGCACCATTACCTTGCCGCCTGTGGCTTCTTGCTTTGACGGGCAGGAAATCCTTGTGGTTTCGTCACAGAGCATTGCGGCGCTTACGGTCAACGGTAATGGCGGCACGCTGCTTGGTGTGCCTGGGGCGCTTGGCGCTGGCGGGTTCTTCACGATCCGGTTCAATAGCCTACAAGCAACTTGGTACACGCTCTCCAGCAATACGGCATCCAGCTTTGGCAACCTGACGCTTTCGACTGGCATTAACGATGTGAACGGGAACGAGCTTTTGCGCGTTTCTGCCACGGCATCGGCGGTGAATGAGGTCACGCTTACCAATGCGGCGGCGGGCGGGGCGCCAAGCCTGAGCGCAACGGGCGGCGATACCAATATCAGCTTGAACCTTGTGGGGAAGGGTACGGGCGTGGTGCAGGTTGGCGGTGTGCCGGTGGTGACAACCACGGGCGCGCAAACCCTGACCAATAAGACGCTGACGGCGCCGATCATTGGCACTATCAGCAACACGGGCACCCTGACGCTTCCAACTTCGACGGATACGCTTGTGGGGCGCGCGACGACTGACACCCTAAGCAATAAGACGCTTGTGGCGCCCGCGCTTGGGACGCCGGCAAGCGGCGTCTTGACGCTTTGCACGGGCCTTCCAATAGGAACGGGCGTTTCCGGGCTTGGCGCCAATGTGGCGACTTTCCTTGCCACGCCTTCAAGCGCAAATCTGGCGGCGGCGCTTACCGATGAAACCGGCAGCGGCGTTGCGGTGTTTGGCACCGCGCCGACTATCACTGGCTTGCGCCGCGCTGCGCCTGTCACCAAGACGGCAGATTTCACGCTTGGGGATGCGGAAGATTACATCATCAACAATAAAGCGGGATCGGCTTGTGTTGTGACATTGCCTGCGGCGTCAAGCTATACCGGGCGCGTGGTGGTGATGAAAACCATTCAGGCGCAAGCGATCAACAGCGCATCATCAAACGTGGTTCCGCTTGCGGGCGGCGCGGCGGGCACGGCTATCGTATCGGGCACGGCGGGGAATTGGGCCGAGCTTGTGAGTGATGGCACCAACTGGATTATCATGAAGGCGTAAGGAACAAGACATGACCATTCGCGCATCATTCTACCCAGGCCGTGGCGCTAATCAGGTGGTAACGCCTGGCGCCGCATCGGCAGAAGTGACCATTGACCCAAAGGCCAAAAGCGTGCGCCTTGTAAATAGCGGCGCCAATATCTGCCATGTGCGGGTGGGCATTGGCGGGCAAACCGCAACAACCGCCGATACGCCTATCCGGTCTGGTTCTGAAATCATTCTTTCAAAGGGCGAAGGCGAAGGCAACGTGGCGTATATCAGCGCTGCTGGCACTACGCTTCACATTCAGCCCGGCGAAGGTGGGGTTTGAGTGCAAATCCCGATCCTGACCGGCGTTTATGCGGATAGCAGCCCGGATTTCCGGACAGCTTACCCGGTAAATATGGCGCCGGTCCCAATGCCGCAGGGGATTTCCAATGGCTATTTGCGCCCGGCTGAGGGGCTTGTCAGTCAAGGCGCAGGGCCGGGTGTGGATCGGGCCGGAATTGAATGGCGCGGGCAATGCTACCGCGTCATGGGTTCCAGGCTGGTGCGGATTGCCGCCGATGGAAGCCTGACCGATATTGGCGATGTTGGCATAAATGACAAGCTGGCAACTTTTGATTATTCCTTTGACTATTTGGCGATTGCATCCGCCGGTCGCCTGTATCTCTACAATGGCACCGCACTTCAACAGGTGACGGATACCGACCTAGGCACGGTTTGGGACGTGGTTTGGGTGGACGGTTATTTTATGACCACGGACGGCGAGTTTCTTGTAGTTACGGAATTGGGCGATCCCTTCGCGGTTGACCCCCTAAAATATGGCAGCGCCGAGGCTGATCCAGATCCGGTCGTTGCGCTGCTGAAATTGCGAAACGAGGTCTATGCCTTAAACCGCCACACGATTGAGGTGTTTGACAACGTGGGGGGCGACAATTTCCCCTTCGCGCGCATTGAAAGCGCGCAAATCCAAAAAGGTTGCGTTGGAACCCGCGCATGTTGCGTGTTTCAGGAAACCATCGCTTTTCTGGGTTCGGGGCGGAATGAGGCGCCGGGCATTTACCTGGGCGCCAATTCAGTCGCGCGCAAGATCAGCACGGCAGAAATTGACCGCGTTCTTGCCGGATATTCAGAAACACAACTTGCGGAGGTTTTGCTTGAAGCGAGAAATGACCGCGCGCATCAATACCTTTACGTTCATCTTCCAGATCAGACGCTTGTATTTGACGCGGCGGCGACGGAAGCATTGCAACAGCAGGCATGGTTCGTCCTGACATCTTCACTTGAAGGCGTGGCGCAATACCGGGCGCGCAACTTGGTGTGGTGCTATGACAAATGGCTTTGCGGTGATCCTGCCGGCAATGGCTACGGCTATCTGACCACGGAGCGTTCCGATCACTACGGCGCCAAGGTGCGCTGGCAGTTTCAGACCGCGATCCTTTACAACGAAAGCCGGGGCGCGGTGGTGCATAGCCTGGAGCTTGTTTGCTTGCCCGGCTATGCCGTGTTTGGCGTTGATCCGGTTGTGACCACTTCCTATAGCGTTGACGGGCAGAATTGGAGCCAGGACCGGCGCTTGTCCCTGAATGGCTTTGGCGCCTTGAATAAGCGTGCTGTATGGCACCAACAGGGCATGATGCGGAATTGGCGCATTCAGCGTTTCCAGGGCACCAGTGACGCGCTATTGCCCGTGGCGAGGTTAGAGGCGAGCGTGGAGCCGCTTGCGGTATGACGCGCATCCGCCTTAACCGGAACCAGCTTGCAGCCTTTCTACCGGATGATGACAGCATTCGGAAAGTGGAGGCGCTTTTCACGCAAGCAACGGACCTGACCCCAGCGCAAATTGCCGCCCTAACGCTTGCCGTTCAGGAAGCATCGCTTGACGCTGGCACTGCGGACGCCAAGGCCACGCAAGCCAATGATGCGCTTGACCGCATTGCCGATAGCCTGGAGCTTCTGGCCTATGCGCCGCCGCGATTGCCGGTGGCGCTACCCGATGACGTGGCGCCGCCAATTACGCCGCCGAAGCGGTCCCGGTTTGGTTCCTTCTATGACACAACCAATCAAACGGCGGCGGTGATCAATACCGCCTATGCAGTTACGTTCAACACGACTGACCTGAGCGAAGGCGTCTATCGTGGCAGCCCTACATCGCGCATTTTTGTGGACGAGCCGGGCGTCTATAATTTCCAGTTTTCGGCGCAGCTTGACAAGACTGTTGGCGGCGTAGGGATTTTCGATTTCTGGATTAGGGTGAACGGCGCGAACATCGCCAATTCTACCGGGCGCGTGCGGATACAGGGCAACAATGCCGAATTGATCACGGCTTGGAATTTTTTAACCCGCATGAAGGCTGGCGACTATTTCGAGCTGATGTGGTCTGTTGATGATACATCTTGCCAGATTACGGCATTTCCCGCCGCCGCGCCACACCCTGGCATTCCATCGGTCATTCTGACCGTTTCAAACAACATCGGAGCCTGACCCATGGCCGTGACCGTAAAGAACATCATCCCGGCAAAGCAGGCCGAGAATACGCAAACCACGCAATACACCGCGACGGGGTGCCGGACCATTATTGACAAGTTCACCGTGACCAATACCAGCGCGGCCAATGTGACCCTTGCGGTCAATCTGGTGGTGTCCGCCGGTTCGGCTGGCGCTTCCAATCTAGTGCTAAGTGCAAAGAACATCGTGCCAGGAGAGACTTACCTTTGCCCGGAATTGGTGGGGCAAGTTTTGGAGCCGGGCGGGTTTATCAGCACTTTGGCCGGCGCCGCGACCAGCCTAACCATTCGGGCAAGCGGGCGGGAAGTAACATAATGCTTGCAATCCGGGCCGGTTTGGGGATAATTGGGGCGCTGAGACATCCGGCGGCCAGCGGCCAACCTTCAAGGGGTTCCGATGTCTGACAGCCTTCAACGCCTTTTGCCGGACCTTGGGCTTCCCCGCGATGCGGTGGATTGGCTTGTCATGCTTTACGATATGACGCAAGTGTTTGATGATATGGCCGATGGCGATGCGCCCGCGCGCCCTGACTTGGACAAGTGCATTTGGAATGCGCTTGTGGCGCAGTATTGCAACCCTTTCTTTCAAGCGCATCACGCCAATCTTTTGCCTGGGGTGGCAACCATGATCCTAAAATGGCAGGCATCCGATAAGGCAGAGCGTGAGGGCAAGCCTTGCGCCATGTCTTATGCTTGGCGCGCGGGGTTCTATGATGTGGTTTTGCTGGTTTGCCAGCTTTGCCTTGGTGTGGTGCGGGCAACTGAATTGAGTGCCACGGTAATGCGCCTTTATGGCGAGAGGTTTGAAGATTACCAGCGGGAGTTCAATTTCCATGCCTGATCCGGTTACTGGCATCATTGGCGCGGCGGTCGTTGGCGGTGGCATTTTGCAGGCCACGTCCGCCGAAAGCGCTGCTGACGCGCAGATCGAAGGTTCCCGCGCTGGTATTGCCGAGCAACGTGCGGCCCGTGCTGAGGTTGCGGCATTGCTTGAGCCGTATCGGCAGGCTGGCTTTCCCGCGCTGCAAGGCTTGCAGCCTTACGCGCAGGCCGGGGCGCCAGCATTGCAACGGCAACAGGCGCTTGCCGGATTGCTTGGCCCGCAAGCGCAACAACAGGCAATTTCTCAAATTGAGGGAAGCCCATTATTCCAAGCGCAGGTGCGAACTGGTGAAGAGGCTTTGTTGCAAAACGCATCGGCAACCGGCGGATTGCGCGGCGGCAATGTGCAAGCGGCGCTGGCGCAATTCCGGCCTGCCATGCTGAATGCCGAGATTGACCGCAATTATGGCCGGCTTGGGGGCTTTACGGCGCTTGGCGTCGGCACGCAACAGAACCTGGCGCAATTGGGCCAAGCATCGGCGGCTGGCACTGCGGCGGCGACCATGGCGGCGGGGCAAAATATCGCCAATCTACAAGGCAATGTGGGGGCGGCGGAAGCGGGCGGCATTCTTGGCCAATCGCGCGGGTTCGGGCAAATCCTGAATGCGCCCGTGGGGATGCTGGGCATGGAATATGGCCTTCGGGCGTCGGGTTATCGCGGCCAAACGCCATTTGGCGGCGCTTTTGGGTTTTAGAGGTAATCATGGCAATTCTTCCCCTTCAGCAACCGCCACAATACGCCACAGGGATGCAATCGCCATTGGCGGCTGCAACGGAAGGCTTGCAACTTGGCGCTGGTTTGGCGCAAACGCAACTTGCGGGCGAAGCGCAGCAACAGGCGCGCCAGCAAAACACGCAACGGCAAGCGGCGCTGCAACAGTATATGCAAAACCCGACAATGCAGGGGCTTTTGCAGATTGCGCCAATGCTTCCCCCAGAAATGGTTAAGAACATTTCCGAAGCCAATAAGGCGCTTTCGGAAGAACAGCGCACAAATGCGCTGCAATTCGGCGGCACGGTTTTGGGCTTTCTGGAAGCTGGTCGCACTGAGGACGCCGTTGCGGTGTTGCGTGATAGGGCGGCGGCTTATCGCAATTCTGGCGACCAGATGAACGCCACCGCGCTTGATAGGCTTGTGCGAATTGCCGAGGTTGATCCGAGTGCGGCCAAGGCTTTCATTGGCGTGAACATGGCGGCAATGCCGGGCGGTCAAGCTTTTATTCAGGGGCTTGCCGGGATTGGCGGCGAGCAACGCGCGCAAGAATTGCAGCCGACAGCAGTCCGCACCGCACGAGCTACCGCCACCACGCAAGAGGCCACGGCGGGCGTGGCGCCCATTCGCGCGGGTGCCGAGGCGGCGCGAGCGGTGGCGCAAGCGCAGAATGAGGCAAGCCCTGGATTGCCTGAGGCCGCAACCGTGCGGGTAAATGAAGCCTTCACGGCTTCCGATGAGGCGCGGACGCGGGCGGACAACGCAACGGCGCTTGCTGAAAAATTTACAAATTCTTGGCAAAGTGGCGCGTTCACGCGCGCAACTGACGCGCTTGGCGATGCTTTCGGCAGCCAATCAGAAGGGCGCCGTTTTCGGCAAGAATTTGAGCGCTTGCGGAGTAGTGAAATTGTTAGAGCTTTGCCGCCTGGCCCTGCAACAGATCGGGATATTCAGCTTTTTTCGCGCGGCTTTCCTTCTCCCGAAGCCGATGCTGATACCATCAAGCAATTTTTGCAAAGCGTGGCGCGCATGGCCGCCTATCAAGCCGATTACAACCGCTTTCGTGGCATGTTTATGGACGCCAATCGCGGGTCTATGGGCCGCGCGCAACGAAGCTTTGAAATTGACGGTGTGACCATTCCGGCAGGCGCCGATATGTCAAGCGCATTCCGTCGCGTGATCACGCCAAGAATTGAAGCCCAGCGCAACACGCAAACCCTGCAAGATGATCCGATCTTGCGCCGCTTTGTTCAACCGCCGGCGGGCCAATAATGTCAGAAACCCGCCAAGCCCCGCCGAATGATTACCGTGATCCGTTTTGGCAAGAATTGATTGCCGGGACTGAACAGCGCTTAGGGCTGCCCAATGGGTTGCTTGCAAGCGTGGTCACAAATGGCGAGCGCACTCCGAATAACCGCGTCTCCAGCGCGGGCGCCCGGACGGTATTCCAGATTATTCCTGAAACCCGAGATGCGATTGAGCGCAAATATGGCGTTGATGCTTACCTAAGCCCTGAAAATGCGGCAGAGGCGGCGGGCTTGCTTTTGCAGGAAAGCTTGCGGCGCAATCGCGGCAACGCGGCGCTTGCCGTGACGGAATACCATGGCGGCACCAATCGCGCGAATTGGGGGCCGATCACGCGCGCCTATACTAACCGCGTGATGGCGGGCTTGAACCGGACTGCAAGCGAAGGCCAGCAACAGGAAGCGCCAGCCGCCGCGCAATCCCGGCAAGTTGCGGAAGCATTGATTGCGCCGGCCAATGATCCCACGCGCCAGATGCTACAAGCCTATGAACGCGGCGAGGTGTCGCCAGAAGAAGCCGCCGCTATTGAAGCGGCGGTGCGAGAACGGCGCCTTGCGGTGCCGACCGGCTTCCGATTGCTTGGCGAAGTATCCGATGAAGCCGCGCGCCAATCCGCCCAGGCGCCGCAATCCTTGCTTGACGCCTATACCGGCGGCAGGATGAACCGTGGCGAGCGGGTTCACTTTGAGCGCCTTGTTGAGCGCGGCGCCATTAAGGTGCCGGAAGATTTTCAGGTAGGCAAGACGGAGTTCGGTCTTGTGGATCGTGCGATTGCCGCCGTGACGGGAAGCGAGCGCGAGACTGAGGCAATTCGCGGAATGCCGGATTGGGCGACCATGCCCGAATTAAATACCATGTCCGGGCGCAGTTTTCTTGCCGGGCTTGGCACTATGGCAACCGGACCGCAAGAAACGGTGCAAGTCATTCAGCGCCAATTCCCAGGCGTTCAGGTGCGGCAGGATGAGCGCGGCAATTTCATCATGCGGTCAAGTATTGATGGCAAAGAATACGCCATTCAGCCGGGCTTTCGCATGAGCGACATTCCCCGCGCCGCTGGCACCGCGCTTGCCTTCACGCCTGCCGGGCGCGCGACAACGATTACGGGCGGCATATTGGCCACCGGCGCCACGCAAGCCGGTATCGAAACAACGCAAGCCCTGACCGGCGGCGAGTTTAACGCTAAGGACGTTGCAACTGCCGCCGTGCTTGGTGGCGCCATTCCTGCCGCCGCGCGAGTGCTTCCCGGTATTGGCCCGATTGCCACTGCCACAATGGAACGGCTGCGCTTGCGACGCCCGGCTGCCGCCGCGCCAGAATTGCCACCGCAAGGCCCTGGAGGCCCGCCATCGGCTGGCATGGCCGCTGCTGCACCGGAACCCCCGCCCGCTGGCCCGGCTGGACCCGGCGCCGCTGCTAGGCCGCCCATGCCAGGCGCTGGCGCCATGCCGGAAGCGCCACCGGCTGCGCCGCGACCTGCCGCGCCTGGGGCAGCAATGGCGCCCGAGCCTCCCGCCGCGCCGCGCCCGGCTGCGCCGGCCATGTCGGGCGATGAAATGGTGCAAGCAACACGCGCGGCGGCGCGCGGTGGCATGGGTAGTCAATCCGCACAAGCCCGACTTGCCGAGGCGGCTGCGCCAAACCCTGAGACTATGGCCGCAGCTCAACGGCTTGGCATTGCGGAGCATTTGCAACCCGATCATGTGACCACATCGCAAGCCTTTAGGGAGCTGTCTCAGGCGGTTAAATCTGTCCCAAGTTCCGCACTACGGGAGCAAGAGATTAAAGGCCTGCAAGCCGTCGCAGAGCGCGCCACGCGCATTATTGATGACGCGGGCAGGATGCCGCGCGCCGATCTTAACGCGACCGTGAAAACGGCGCTGCAAGATACCGTGACGCAAATGGAGGCCAAGGCGGATAAGCTTTACAATCGCTTGCGCGAGGTAATACCCGCCCGCACCGAAAGCAATGCCGATGAAACTTTGCAGATTATCAATCAAAGGCTTGGGGATTTGGGTGGCAAAAAAAGAAACCTTAGCACACTTGAGCGTTCAATCCTCATAAAGCTTGCCCCGCCGCGCCCAGGTCAAAATTATCCAGGCCCAACCTATGCCCTTTTAGATGATGTGCGTAAAGAAGTGGGCCGAGCGGCGCGGCAACAAGGCCCATTTGCAGATGCTGACACTGGTTTAGCTAAACTGCTCTACAACTCTTTATCAAATGATACCGCCGCAGTTGCGGAGCGTTTCGGCGCCAAAGAACTGAGCGATTCCGCCAAGGCCATCGTGCGCCAGCGCAAAGCTATTGAAGATGACATGACGGCGCTATTTGGGCGCGATCTTTCCAATTCGCTTTTGGCGCGCATGGATCAGGCTTTTCAAGGCGTAACCAAGGGTGATGTAACCAAGCTTGCCAAGTTTATTAGCGCGGTTCCGAAAGACATGCGTCAGCAAGTTATGGCGTCTGGCCTAGCATCCGCATTCAACAAAGCAGCGCGCGATGGGTCTTTGAATTTTTCGACCTATGCAGGTTGGTGGAAAGGTTTGGAGCAAAATCGCCAAGCCATGACGCTTATCATGTCTAATCTGCCGCGCGAAAGCCGTCAGCAGCTTCGTGACTTGGCAACGGTATCCGATGGCATTTCATCGGCATTGCGGGAACGCATCACAACGGGACGAATCAATGTTATTCGTGATCAGCTTCAACCAGCCGACACCCTCGCTCAACGAGTGTTCCAAGTTGCTCAAAGGTCAGCAGTCGGGGCACCATTGGAAGCTCTTACTACGGGAATGGGGATGCCTGGCACTGGTCTCGCTGCTGGCATTACTTCTGCACTTATGAAAACGGGCAAGTCCGAGCCTTTGAAAGCGGCGGATACCTTGCTTGCATCGCCAGAGTTTCAAAACATGGCAAAGGCGACGGTGGAACAATCCGCGCCAAAAATGGAACAGGCCGCGCGCCGCATGGCGCAATCGCGCGCCTTTCAGGATTTCGCAGAGAAGGCCGCAGCGCCGCGTGAATTAGGCGCGGCTACTCAGTGGATTATGAGCGCAACGCAAGCCGCGCAAAACTTGCGCCCGGAGCAAACACAATGACCGAGATTGTCAGCCCCTTCGCGCAATTCTTTGGGACAGATGGCGCGCCCTTGAACAACGGCGCGATCTTCATCGGCACCGCGTATCTTGACGCGCAAAGCAACCCGATCCCGGTCTATTGGGATGATGCGCTTACCATTCCGGCAGCGCAGCCGATCCGCACTTTGAACGGGTACACGGTGCGAAACGGAACGCCCGCGCGCATTTTTTGCGACGCTGCAAATTTTAGCATGACCGTTCAAACCAGCACGGGTCGCACGGTTTGGTCAGTGCAAGATGCAAATTCCGAAACCAAAACATCCGACATGATCTTTCAGGATTTTGCCGCGTCAGATGGTTCATCGCTTGTAGGGTTTCTTCAATCTGGCGCGGGGGCCGATGCGCGCACTGTTCAAGACAAATTGCGTGATGTGCTTCATGTGAGGGATTTCAACATCCGCCCTGAAAATGCTGACAACGCAGCCGCCTTTGCCAATCTTGCGGCAGAAGTTCAAGCGCGCGGCGGCGGGACAATTTTGTTCCCTGCGGGTCAAACCTATGACGTTTTCACCTCATCTTTCTCTGCGCCGGTTTCAACCCTCATGGCCTTTTCTGGCTTGAAGGGCGTTCGCATTCTCATGAACGGGTCGCGCATCCGCACCACGCGCGATTGGGTGTCTGCCGCCGCAACGTGCCGGATGTTCCAGTTTACCGACTGCGAAGATGTGGACCTTGAATTTTCGGCGCTGCAAGCCACAGGCACCACAACTGATATGTTCACGACTGGACATATCGGCGCTTATTTCATCAACAACTGCAAGCGTGTTCGAGTGCGGGGCCGCTGCGAAGGTGGCCGATCTGGGGTTGAGGTAGTGCGCGGCGCGGGCTTCTCGTTTGCCAATTACGCCGAAGGCTTTGATATTGACCTGGAGACACAAAACGTATTCTACCCGGTCGCGTTCGAGCGCAACGGTAGGAGCGCACAGATTAAGCTAATTGCAAAATCTGCCGGGCGTTCACTTTTCTTGGCCAATGCCTCAAACATTCGCGCCGATGTCTGGACGGATAACACGGTCGGCTATGATGATATTGTGCTTTCGGCATCCTGCGCGCCCGGCGAAGGCATCATCAACAATGCCTGCGACAACATTGATATTAAGGTCACGCATCGCCCACCTTTTGCTGCCACGAGCGCGCTTAGTGCGCTGGTCACGCTTGTCTATCAGCAGATGGACTCGGTGAATGAGACTGTGCCAGGCCGGTTTTCAAATATTTCGGTTAAGTTTGATTGTGACTATCAGGGCAATGCGAATTTGGTCCCGGCCAAGTTTTTCTATGCTGCAACACAGAAGTTCGGCAGCGTCAACGCGACTGCTCCGACCACGCATTACATGGTCAATATCAAAGTGTCGGGGAATGCAATCTTTTCACCAAGCGGCTCTGCTATTTTGGTGGATTTTTTGCGCGACGGGAACGCCGCCTTGGTCGGGTCGGCGGGCATTGGAAACATCGCGTTTGAAGATTGGGCGGTGACAGGCGGCTCGGGCGCACAGTCTTTTGAAATTCAAGTGAATGTTGTGGATTTCAATTTAGCTTTGAAGAACATCAATAACCCAAACGGCGCTATCAATTTTGCAGGCACTTTGCCGGTTGGGATATTGGACGCCAGCCAAGGGGTTATCGCCAGCAATTTTCGATCATCCGGCAGTAACGCCAATGGCCGATACCGGCGATTGCCTGATGGGCGGATGCGCCAATGGGGCACCGCCGCAAGCGTCCCGGCGGTGGCGAATACCACTGTCACCTTGCCGTTATCTTTCCGTGACAATGCGGCCCGGCCACAGCTGCAATCAGCAACGTCAGGCGCTACAGACACGCTTAATCTTGGGTCGGTTTTATCTAGCAGTTTTGCAATTAACCGCCCCGGTGGATCATTTGCGATTGATGTGGCTTGGGAAGCGGAAGGGGACGTATGATGGCGCCGATTAACCCGCGCGACTTTGGCAGGCTTGAGGCGGAAGTCCTTAGTCTGCAAAAACAAGTTGAAGCACTGTCGAAAGACATGAAATCGCTATTGGCCCTGGTGGAGCGTGGCAAGGGTGGGTGGTTTGTCATTGTTCTGGCCGGCACGATTAGCGGCGCCATTACCGCGCTTGCAATCAAATTCTTGCCCTTCTGGCCTTTCAAATGAAGCTGGATGAAATGGCCATCACAATGGCGCTTGCCGCAGGCGGTGCTTGGATCGGCACCATTGCGCGCCAGCTTCGCAATGAACGGCGCCGGCCATCTTGGAAAATGGCGCTCCTGGAATTGCCGGGCGTGCTTGTGTGTGGCCTTGGTGCGGGCGGCATTGTGGTAGCAATGGGGTTTGAAAACCCCTTGACCATTGCCGGCGCTGGCGCGGTGGCTGGTCACATAGGCGCGCAGGCTTTCGTGCAACTTTTGCTGGCGCTTGTAAAAAAGAAAGGTTGACCATGCCTATCCCCGCAATTGTGACCGCCCTGTTGCCCGCGCTTGGAACCTTGATTGACCGGCTGATTCCTGACCGGGCGGCGGCTGAAAAGGCCAAGCTGGAAATTGAAGCGCAGTTTGTGGCGTCGGCCAACGAAGCCGCGATGGCCCAAGTGGAAGTGAACAAGATCGAGGCCGGGCACGCCACTGTTTTTGTTGCAGGCTGGCGTCCATTCATTGGGTGGGTCTGTGGCGTGGCGCTGGCGCTATACTACATCCCCATGTTCATCATCGGCATGGCTCTTTGGATTTGGGCGTGCCTAGAGGCCGGGCAACTTGTCCCGCGCCCTGAATTGGGCGTTGCGGAAATCATCGGCTTGGTAATGGCTATGCTTGGCCTGGGCGGCTTGCGAACCTTGGAAAAGCTGAACGGGGTAGCCCGCCAATGACCATTTCCGCCCGATGCGAATTACGCCTGGCCGGGGTGCATCCTGACCTTGTGCGGGTGGTGCGGCGCGCGGCGGAAGGCGGCGCGACGTTCCGGGTGGTGGAAGGAATGCGGACGGTTGAACGCCAACGCGATCTTGTAGCGGCTGGCGCATCCCAAACCATGAACAGCCGGCACATCACCGGCCATGCGGTGGATCTGGCGCCGATGGTTGATGGCGCCGTGTCCTGGGATTGGAAGCATTTCTTCCCCATGGCCGACGCCGTAGCCGATGCGGCCCGCAAGGAAGGCGTTCCGCTTATCTGGGGCGGCGCATGGGCGCGGCTGGTGCAAGACTGGCCCAAGGGCGGCGCTAAAGCGGCGCAGGATGCCTATGTGGCGGAACGGCGATCTGCCGGGCGCAAGCCGTTCCTTGATGGGCCGCATTTTGAATTGCCGGCGGCGGTCTATCCGTAACAGAGACCATTTCGCTGGTATCAGCAAAATGGTCGCGCGGGTGCGATAGCGTTAGAAGGCTGCGCTTATTTGAACCATTTTCCTGATGTCGGGAAAATAGTCACTCATATGCAGCCGCCCTTGCCCGTAGCGCGGCGGCGCAGAGGGCTAGTGCGGGGGTGGCACCGTGCGAGGGCCATACCCCGACCTTTGCCGCGCTGCTCATGACCATCCAGCCGCACCCATCCGGCACCAGCGTAACCGCCGCGTCGAGGCTGGCGGTGTAGTGTGGATGGAAAGACGATACATTTTCAAACGGCACCCAAGCAGGCGTTGGCAAGCCGGCGTGCCATATCTCGCGGCGCAAGTCCGGTGGCCCAAGGCGCTTTCTGTCTTGCGCGGTCAGCATCCACGCAATCTCGGCATCTAATTCCCGATCCGGCCAAGCTGCCTGCTCGCATCGTTCGGCAAGGGCGAGTAGGGTGGCGGGGTCAGTCATTGGCATTTCCTTTCTCTGCCGCCTCCACCATCGCAATCCAGATGCGTCGGTTTGCGGTGCAAAAATCGTAGCCCATATGTTTCCCTAAAAGGCCGCCAACGCTTACAGCAAAACCAGCGTCGTGCATCTTACTCGTCGGCTCACGCGGCACCAGCACCATGCCGGGTGGCGTGTCAGATAGCGCGCGGATGGCGGCGGCGTGTTTGCGGTGTTCTTCCGCTTTGGCCAATCGCCGCCCTTTTATCATCCAGACTGCCTGTTCATCGTGCCACTGCGCCGCTACTGCCAGCGCATCCTTGCGCGCGGCGGCGATACGCGCATCCACTTCGGCGGGCGTGAGGCATGGGCCGAGGTATGAATAGCGAGAGGCAACCGTTTCAGCATCAAGTTTATGTGAATAGCCAGGGATATACCAGCCTCCATCCTGCCACATGCAAGCATCTTCAGTGTATCCCTTAAGCCAGTGCGCACCATCCCGTTTCGGGTTCAGCGGCACCCCAGGCTTGCCGGCCCATCCGTTGTTGTCGCTCATTCCTTTTCTCCCAGCGCTGCGCGGGCTATCATATTACCGTCGCTATTGCCGTAGTATGGTTCAGCACCAAGACGCGCCAGCTTTTCCAGCGCCTCGCGCAGCCGCGCGTTCTCGGCCTGTAGATCGCAAACGTGCCGATACATACGGCTCACCTGCTCGGCGATTGAAACATCACCGCCATCAGGCGGGTCCATATAGTACGTTGTTGGGATAACAATAGCGTCCAGATTGGCCCTCAACGCATCACGCTCGGCGACGAGGGATCGGAGGGCGGCGGCGGTGAGATCGTGTTCTGGCGCTTTCATGCTAAGCGTGAACCGCACGAGATCATGCGTTTGCGCCAGCAATTCCGCTTCTTCCGTGGTTATGGTCATTTCTTCTCTCCTAACTCAACGCCATGCTGCGCCATTTTGTTCACAAATTCACCCCAGGATGAAGCACGAATTTCCTTCACCGCGCCATCTACCAGAACCGCGCCAGCATAGTAATTGGCATCACGAATGTGCATGTAACTGTATGTCATTTCTTCCGCGCCTTTACGAATTTTCATATCACCGCTCCCAAAATTGCCAGCGCCAGAATAGCGCCGCATGTCGCCAAAATTGCCGCCGCTTGCCAGCGCCTGATCGGCGCGTATTGCCGATCAGGCGCAGGGCCGGGATAAAAGCCGCCGCTCATGGTGTTTCCTCTTCAGAACGGGATTTCATCGTCAAGCGCGCGGTCCTCCGCAACGCTCCGGCGTGGCGTGTCATCACCATCGCCGCCCGCATCCTTCGGACCAAGCATCACAAGCTCGCCCTTAAAAGGCGGCAGCACAACCTCCGTGCTGTAACGGTCATTGCCCGATTGATCCTGCCATTTGCGGGTCTGTAATTTGCCTTCCAAGCAAACCAAGGATCCTTTGCGAAGATAGCGTTCCGCAATATCGGCAAGCTTTTCATTTGTGACGGCGATGTTATGCCATTCCGTCTTTTCTTTCTGATTGCCGTCCCGGTCCTTCCACCTTTCAAACGTGGCAAGGCTGAAATTCACAACCTTGCCGCCGTTCTGGAAGTTTCGCACTTCCGGGTCTTTGCCAAGACGCCCGATCAGCGTCACTTTGTTGAGACTGCTCATTCTGCTGCTTCCTGTTCTGTGACTGCTTCCAAGATTTCCGCAACGCTTGCCAAGATGGATTTTACGCTGTCAGGGTAACG